TGCATCCTGCCCAGCCAAGGATGTACCAGCTCGCCAGCGCCTGGCGTCTGGATCGCCTCCATGAACTTGTCGCGACGTTCAAAACAATCATCGCCAATAATCCAGCACACCAGTCGATGCACCTGGGACTGCTTGCCCAACTGTTCGAAATACGGCTCATCTCGCTGAGGGAATTCGTGAAGCTGCCCTTTCATGCCAATCGGGACCGACGCCTGCGGGACCAAAAAGCTGATCCCCCGAAACGACGCTGGCAACATCTGATCACGCCATGTCTGATCCATTCGCTACTCCTTCATGACGCCGACGGTTCGCGTGCCCACCTTCGGTTTGATTTTCAGACCGGGCTGGTTGGTTTTTGGCTGATCGACGGTGGTGCCAGGTGGCGCACCGTTCAGGTTGATGGTCAGCTCTCCGTTGACCTTCTGGGTGTTCGCCGCGACTGTCTGCTGGAGCAAGCTGCCTGACGGCGGCAATTGCCCAGGTGCGCGAAGTAGCTGGTTATTGTCGATCCCAAACGCCTGGTTGTTGAGTGACTGGCGTCCTTTGGCAACCTGAGTGGCATCCGCTTGCAATAACGCCCCGGTACCGCCGCCGACCCCCGCATTGCGCTTTGTCTGCTCTTCGGCGAAGTTGTTGGCGACATTGGTCGCCTTCTTGATGAGTCCTTCCCCATCAGCATCCATGCCGAGCATTTTCATCATTGGTTCAAGAATGGGCCGCACACGGTCCCAAAGCTTTTTGAAGAATCCGACAATGGGTTCCCAGTTGTTGATGATCATGCCCAGCGGCGTCCAGTCGAACAGGTCACCGAGGAATTTCATCACTGGCGTGGACACGGCATAGAGCACGTCCCAGATGGCCGAGAACAGGTCTGTCAGCGGTTCCCAGTTCTTGACGACCCACGCCATAGGCGTGAACTGCCACGCCAACTTGATCCATTCCCAGAACACCATGGCCGGACGGCGCACTCGCTCCCACATCCTTTCGAAGAACGGCGCCACAGTTTTCCAATTGGCAATCAGCAAACCTGCCGCGAGCGCGATAACCCGGACAATGATTCCGACCGGACTCATTGCGGTCACGGCGCTGAAAACCTTCATGGCGATCATTGCGCCGGTCACCGCAAGACGTAGCACGCCGAAGGCAATGCCTGCGCCCAGCACCGCCTTGATCAGCCCCGGGTGTTCCGCTGCCAGTGCCGAGACCTTCGAAACCAGCGGACCGATATCAGCCATCAAGTCGTTGAACGGCGGCAAAAGCGCGTTACCAATCTCGATGCCCAACCGTGTTGCGCGGTTCTGCAGCAGCTGCATTGCATTCGCGGTGGTGGCCGAACGCGCGACATATTCCTTTTCCATCGAACCGGCAAAACCAGATCCCTCGGCGACATCCCTGAAGCTCTTTTTCAGCAGATCAAGGTTTGTCAGAAGCGGCGCGATCGCCGAAACGGATTCAGCACCGAACAGCTCGGTAAGCAGGCCTGCCTGCTTCGCAGGGTCAACCTTGGCGATTCGCGCAAGCACATCCTCGATCGTACCCTGAGCATCCTTCTGCATGGACTGCGCCAGCGTCTTCACATCCAACCGCAACGACTTGAACGCCTTGGCCTGTTGCTTCGTGGCAGAACCGCCCTTCGTCAGCGCGAGCATGAAGTTCTTCATGCCGGTTGCCGCAACCTCGCTCGGAACCCCGACGCCGGCCAGCGTGGCGCCCATCGCGGCAATCTGACCGGATGCCAGGCCGGCGATCGCACCCAACGGCCCGATGCGGGTCACGATGTCGGCAATCTGCGCAGCCGACGAAGGCCCGGTATTACTCAGGTAGTTGATCTTGTCAGCCAGCGCGACCACTTCAGGCTGAGTGAGTTTGAACGACGTCCGCCACTTGGCCATCATGTCGCCGGACTGATCGGCCGTTTGATCGAAGGCGACGCCCATCTTCACGGCGTCTTCCGCGAACTGCTTCAATTCGCCACGGGCAAAACCTGCCTGGCCACCAGCGGCGACGATCGCGGCAATGCCGCTGGCCGCCATCGGCATTTTCTCGGACAGGTCCAGGACATCCTTGCCCATCTGCTTGAACTGCTCGGGGGTGTCGAAGTCAACAACCTTCTTCACATCGGCCATGGAGGTTTCAAATTCCATCGCCGCCTTAGCACCGGCAATGAACGGGGCCGCGAACGCCCCACCTTGCAAGACATCCTTGAAACCGATGTTGCCAAGGCCCGAGCTATTCAACTGCTTGCGGAATCCCGCGACGTTTTTTGCGGCTCCCTTCAGCGTCGGCGACAGCTTGTCGACGCCGGTGATCAACGCCTTGAGCTGGAACTTGTCCGCCATCACTGCACCTGCTGGGTTGTGTTGATGCGCTGGGCGTGCCTTAAGGACTCAAGGAGCACGTCCAGCGGACGAGCCATTACAAGCTCCGGATCGGTTTTCCAGAACCATGCAAGGTCATAGGCGACCTCGATCAGCTGCTCGACGGTCCCGATGCCGGACTCATGAAAAAACTGGCCACCGCCCAGCTCAACGCGTTGAGGTCGGACAGATCCAGCTGGTTGACGGACGATGGCGGAATAGCTGCGCACACGGCGATGTACTTGGCTGCTACGTCCATATCCAGACTGACGTCTTCGTTCTTGTCGATCTTGTACGGCAGCGCTTTGATGGCCCGCACTTCCTGCACTGTCGGACGGCGCAGCGTCAGCTCGGTGACTGGCTCGCCGTGAGCCTCGATCGCTACCTGCAACTTCACTGCATCACTCATTGCCAACTCCCGTTCACACCATCAAATTGCAGTTCAACCGTTCCGTCTTCGCCCTTGGCTGCAGGCTCATCGACGAGATAGCCGCCGGACAGCACGTATACCTTCCCGTTCGCAAACTCGCAGGTGACGGTCTGGTCGTAACCTTTGGTCAGCTTTTTAATCGGAAAGCCTTGCGGCATGAGTGCGGTCATCTTGATATACGGCGCCAGTTTTTCTTCCTTGAAAAAACCCGGCCACACCGTTTCTCTTTTCACATCCATCAGCGGCGCTTCCGCGCCCCCCGTGATGGTCAGTTGCTCACCGTCTACTTTCACGTACACAGTGCCGGCTACTTTTTGACCCATGGTCTTTGTCTCCAGAATGAAAAAGCCCGCACAGGGCGGGCTGGGTGTTCAGGGTGAACGTTATGCCGCGTCGTCGTACTGGAGGCGGAACTGGTTGAGCAGCGCGAAGATCCGCAGGCCGTTGATGTAGTCCGGCGGGAATAGCACGTTGACTCGGCTCGGGTCGTTGCTGTCGCGTTCGACAACCAGGTGCTCGGCGAACAGTTCGGCATTTTCGACATGACCTTCCATTTCGAGCTTGGCGTACTGCGCAATCAGCTCGCCGCGAATCACCGCGGGAGTGACAATCGGCTGGCCTGCGCCGAACTGCGTGCCGTCGGACGCCAGCTTGTGGCGACCGTACTTGCTGGTAATCACGCTCTGCATGCGGCGAATGATGAACGCCGACTGATGCATGGTCTCACTGTCCAGATACGAGTTGTCAGTCTGGCCATAGGCGTTCTTCTGGTAGGTCGTGATCGAGCGCTGAATGCGCACGTAACCGCCTTCGTAGTACGCGGTAGCGATACCGTAGTTGAGCAGCGACTGACGCTCGGTCAGGGTGAATCGATCGCTCGCCGGCGCCGGATCCAGTCCTGGCAGACTGCCGCTCTGGGTGGGCCGGCTGGCATCGGCAGAGATGAACACTGCCGTGCGAGCCCCCAGTGCAGCCGCCTGCACCCAAACCGGTTGCGGCACGCCTGGCTCAACACCCTGAATGGTCATGTGCTGGTCGTTGCGCGCCTGGCCGGCCGCAACCAGCGTGCCGATGGTGCCACGCTTGGCGGTGTAGACGTGCCCGAACAACTGCTTGGCCCAGCTCCAACGGCCGGTGCTGTCGTCCATCGCATCCTTCCAGGCATTCAGCGTGGTTGTATCCGACCATGGCTGACACAGAAACTCGAAGGGTTCATCGCCGAGAGCGGCGATCGCGTCCACGGCGTCAGGGGCGCCTACTCCGGCGGACATCGCCGTGGCAACCACCGTCAGGCCAGCAGGCGTCGATTCACCGTTGGACTTGCCCAGCCGGTTCATAACAATGTTGATGTCGTTGCCGCTTTCGCCAGTCCACTTGCAGGTGAGCGTGACGACGCCGCCAGCGACTGCAGCAGTGACCGGAAGATCGGGTGTTGCGTTGACCTTCACTGCCAACGCGGAGGCAACGACAGCTGCCGTCGCCGCCGCCGCGACCGTTGACTGGACACGAACACCGCCGACGTACAGGTTCAGCAAACCTCCCTCGGTAGCAGTGCCTGTGATGGTCACGGTCGCTGAAGCCGATTCGCCGGTTTCGTTTTGCAGGGGCAGACACCAGATTTCACCGATCGGGTCGGCCTTGCGCCAGGTTTCGTACATCGCCGCGAGCATCGAGCCCTGCCCACCAATGCTCTTGGCGATGGCGACGCTCGAGACCAACACCAGCTTGCCGATGCTTTCGCTGTCCGCGTCATCGTTGACCTGCCCAACGATCAACCGACGCATGGCCGATGAAGCCGAGTTTGCGGCCGAGTTATCCATCTCCGCGTAGAACAGCGGCACGCGGATGTCGGCGGGAATGTTGCTGAATCCGATGGCCATTATTTGCCTTCCTCGAGTTTCGCCGCTGGGGCTTTGGTGGTTGGGGGCTTGTCGGCTTTGACGACGATGTCACCGTCAGCCAAGCGGCGGCGCCACCAGGCGCCATCGGTAACTTCCCGGCCTTCAACGGGCAACAGGTCGCCAGCCTCCGGATCGGGCACAGAGCGGCCAGCGGCCGGCACCACAGTGATGCGCTTGGTCATGGTGTTACGTCTCCAGTGAAAGTGACTTCAATGCGCCCGTCCGGGCCGGGTCGTTTCAGATTGGGATCTGCAGGATCGATGCAGTCCATGTTGATGGTTGCGCCGGCGAACCCGGGGAGGCCGTCCAGATTCCATTCCTTCCACGTCTCGGGCGACTGATCAGGTCGGTTTCGTCCGAGCTGAAATTCTGCGGTGAAGAGATATTGGTAGATGACTCGGGCACGACTGATGAACACCAGCGCACCCTTGTCGTATTGAATCGGCGTGTATTCAGGTCCAGGTGACCACCCCACCAAGGCCCGCCACAGCTCAGAGCGAAGATCGTGCAACTGATCGTTGGCCTCTTGGCCTCGCTCGTCTCCAGCGTCCAGCACGACCACCACCGCGAACTGATCCGTAACGTCCTGTATCACCACGTTCTGGGCCTTACTGGGGGATGCCCCATCCGCCGCTGCAATCACATATGCTGCCGGCATCGGTAACTTGGCGCTTTCTGCGACGGAATCCCAATCGATACCGCCTGCCACGCGATCGGCAAAGGTCGGGCATGTCGCCTTGAGATGGGCAACAATCGGGTTCAATTTCATAACGAGTCCAAGGAAAAACAGCGTTCAGTTCAAGGCATCGGCAAACGCTGAAAAAAGGATCGACCGAACCTGCTCAGATGTGTCTTGCAGAGCATCGGCCATGTAGTTGTCGTGCGGTTCAATCCGCCACGCACCCGCCGCCCGCTCAGCAATAAGCCGCGCCCTCACACCCGC